TTATTGACCCTCATAAACCTTGCCAGTGTCAACATACTCTTGCTTGACTACTTGACCATTTGGTATCAAGAACTTGTAAATACTAGTATAAACCTCACTCATTTCATCTTGAGATTTCATAGCTATCCTCTCTTCATAAGTATTATCTGTCCTAAATCTAGATAATGAGAGATAGTATTTACCATTAGGAGTACAATCCATTCTAATACATATGTAATGAGATAGATTATAGAGCTTGTTATTTATGATGTACCATTGCGCATTATGACCGTGCATTCACTCTCCTTTGTGGAAGGTTAGAGTTTGGTAAACTACATAACATACTATTGATTACCAACGCTCTAGGTTTGGTATAGGTTTAGTACTATACTATATACAAGTACTTAATACTATCAGGGTAACTATGTAAGCTTACCCCAATGTATACTTGATTACTTAGCAGCTCTTAGTTTAGCGTTCTCAGCCTTAACAGCCTTAAGCTCAACCATCACATCATCCATAGTACTAGACAACCTAATCAGTCTATCTTCTCTTTCAGCATCATCCTCAGTATCAACTGATGGCTTACCCATAATTTCGAGTGCCATGTTAATCTGGTCAGACGGTGACAAGAACTTGATAGCCTTAGTTGCAGACAATGTAACAGCATCTTTGAACGATGAATGAAACCTATGCTCTGGTTTAATAGTTATATCATCTTTCCAAGAACCACCGCTACGAGATCGTATCATTTATTTCTCCTATGTTAATATATATTTATAAAACAATCATAAAAAAATCCTAAAAAACCTAATCAAAAATAACGTAATTCATATTACGGAAAATCCTCCGAAGGGGGTGTACATGTATATATATAGCCGAGCATCAAAATCCTATAATTTTCAAAACTTTTTCCGTAAGTTACGGTATGAAAACAGATACGAAAGATATAGCTATGAATTATGAGAGGGCCTTTTTAGCGTGGATTATACGACTAGAAGCTAGATTAACAGCTCTAGAGAATGATTCCCACGAAGAGAAGATATATGTTATGCCAGGAGAGTTTGAGACTAAGATGGAAGATATAGAGAAAAGATTCCAATGTCTAGAGTCTAGGCTCAAGTGATCCTACCTAGTGTATTAATCACAGCTTATACAGTAATAAATCTATCTATAGCAGTAGATGAGATATGGAATATGCATAATCCTAGGCCATTTCCTAAGAAGCCTTATCGCATGATGCAGTGGGAAGAGGACGACTTTATAAAGATGAATGATGGAAGTTACTTGCTTAGAAAGAGCCAAAAAGCAGATAGTGAGTTAAAAAAACACTTAAGAAATAAGCTTGGATCTGATGCCCAAAATAGATTTCGTTTTACGCCAAAAAGCTAAGTCTCTATTTTTCAGTAACTTACAGCTCTTTTTTTCCTCTTGTTTGTTATCAATATAGTATATAAATTATATAAATTTAAAAAAGGAGGTGCTATGCGGGTATATAAGCTTGAAATAGCTATAAATGCTAATGATGAATGCGAATACATTAAAGAAAGCATTGTAAATGATAATGATACCGTTATAGGTGATATAGACATCTCTGACTATTGGGATGCAACAACTTCCTTATTAGATATAAGTGACGAAATAGGAGAGGCATAATAGCCAACAAGTTGGCTGTCTTGACCCTTCGGGTCGCTTACAATTATGAGAGTATATAAAGTAAATGGTATAGATAATAGAGTATTTGACCCTGATGACGATGTAATATTACCAAAAGGGTCTAAAATAGTACGTGATTGGCGTAAAGCTGAAGTAGGTGATTGGGTCAGAGCAGATGATGAATGCATAATACAGATCCTACGAAAAGGCATGATGTATAAGCCTAAGGGTAAAAAGAAAGCCTGTCAATATGTAGGAACCTGCACTGGAACATTCCCCGTAAGAGAAAATATGAAGATGGATACGTCTAGGCGTATTAATATCTATTCATTTGGAGGAGGCAAGACCCCAGATGATATATTAATAGAAAGGACTAAATTATCCACTAATGAAAGGTTATTTGTAGTATTTCTAGCTAAGGGTTGGAATCTAGAAGAAGCCTACTTAAAGGCATTTAGTACTAAAAACCCTAGGTATGCTAGGACAAAAGCAGCACAATTAATACAAACTAAGAGGGTTTCTACAGCTATGAAAGAAGATTTAAAGCCAGTATGTGAAGAATTGGGTATAGATGAAAAACTAGTATTAAAGGGCATTAAGGACGAAGCGCTAGACGCTGAGAAGCCAGATGTTCGTTTAAAAGCACTATTTAAGTTGTCTGACATATTAGATCTTGAGGATAAGAATAGAACTACAGTGCAACAAGTTACAGGAGTAGCCTTTCAAGGGTTTGGTGGAGAAGCATTAGATACTGCAATTAGACCAGCTGAATTACCTGAAGATAATGGCTAATATAAATAAAGAAAATGTATCGAAGGCAGAAGAGGCATTAGAACTCGCTAAGAGCGATATGATAGCATTCGGCAAGTTATTCTTGCCAGATGACTATATGAGAAGTGAAACGCCCTTCTTCCATTATGAGGTTGCAGATGCAATAAGCAATCCTCTACACAGACAAATGGCGGTCATCCTGCCCCGTGGACATGGAAAAACTGTTCTGACCAAATGTAGTATTCTCCATGACTTTTGTTTTGCAAAAGAACCTCTTTTCTACGGATGGGTGGCCGCATCATCTAAAATATCAGTACCTAATTTGGATTATATAAAGTATCACTTGGAATATAACGATAAAATATTGTATTATTTCGGTAGTTTAAAAGGGAAAAAGTGGACAGAAGATGATATCGAGCTTAAAAACAACTGTAAACTCATTAGTAAATCGAACTTATCAGGTATTAGAGGAGGAGCAAAGCTCCATAAGCGGTACGATCTTATCGTGCTCGATGACTTTGAAGACGAGAATAATACCATTACGCCAGAGTCTCGTTCTAAAATCGCTAACCTTGTTACGGCTGTTGTCTTCCCTGCTTTGGAGCCTCTTGACGGTAGGCTTCGTATTAATGGGACTCCTGTACACTATGACTCTTTTATTAATAACATACTTGTTGGATTCGATAAATCTAAAAAGGATAAAGAAGAATTTAGTTGGAAAGTAATATCTTATAAAGCAATACAGCCAGATGGAACACCTCTTTGGCCTAGTTGGTTTGGGCATAAAGAAATGGAGAGGAAAAAGAAGTTTTACGCTGACTCAGGTCAGCCTCAAAAGTTTTTTCAAGAATACATGATGGAGGTACAAAGTGCAGAAGATTCAATTTTTACTAGAGAACATATACAATATTGGGAAGGACGCTTTTTCTATGACGAAGAAGCTCAAGTTCCATACATACATATCGAAGGTGATGACCCTAAGCCGATCAATGTCTTCGCGGGCGTTGACCCTGCTACTGATTCCGCTAGGCGGGATTCTGACTATAGCGTTATACTTTTTGTGGGCGTAGATGTTGATAATAACGTCTATGTCATTGATTATATTCGCAAGCGTTCGCTGCCTGTACTCGGGATACCTGGTACTGGAAGAAAAGGCATTGTGGATCTTATCTTTGATAATGAAGCCATTTACCATTGTGGGCTCTACTGCATTGAAGACACTACGATGTCTAAACCCATTTTCCAAGCGTTAAGCGCAGAAATGAGACGTAGAAATGATTTCTCTGTTGGTTACACTGCTGAAAAACCTGGTAACAGAATGAGCAAAAGAGATAGAATCCAAGAGATCCTAGCTCAAAGATTTGCAATCAAGTCTGTATATATTAAAAAGAGTATGTACGACCTAGAAAGAGAAGTCATTACATTTGGGCCAAGGATGGCTCATGATGATGCAATAGATGCATTGGCGTATGCGTGCAAACACGCATTTCCACCAAAGTTTAAAAAGAATGAAAAAGAAGAGCGATGGTTTAAACCTAAACCTAAAGCAAAGGCATGGATGATAGCATAATGGGTAATTATAAAGTAGATAGAAAAATAAGTATGAGTGGTGATTTTGAGAGGACACAAGATTCAGTTATGTTTGAACCTGACTTAGAAAACCCAGCGAATGTTAGAATAAAAAATTCTGCAAACGCTCTCATTAATACAGATACTTATAGAAAAATAGAGGGAGGAGAAGCTTATTCAGGAACATGTACTCGTTTTACATGTGATGTGTTTCAGTCTGCAAATATTCCTTTCCCAGATACTAATAGCGCAGCACTAGTTTACGACTTACTCAGTGGAAGAAGAACAGACCCTAAAACTAAAAAAAATTGGCGTAGAGATTATCAGCCTGTTACTGACTATAAAGATATTAAGTCAGGAGATTTAATATTTTTCCATGGAGAAGGAATATCAGAACTTCATACAGCTGTAGCTACTAGCGATTGGTATAACCCTAATATGTTAGAATCTTTTTTATATGATTCTGGAGTACAAGTTGTTCACGATAAAGGAGAAAGTACTGCAGTATCTAATGAATTTAAAAGTGAAGGTTTTATGAATAGGAAAGAAAGAAAAAGAGATGGCACTCAAGAAGAGATGTTTAGAATAGCATTTAGATATGTGGGGGATGAATAATGGCCCTAGGAAGTATAAAGAGGAAAAACAAGAAAGCCCATAAAGAGCAGATAGAGAAGTATGGAGAGATTATGGAAGTCTATCCTCATGGAAGGCCAGTGACTTTAGATAGTATAGCAGATGAAGTAACTAAATTTGTCGACGAGAAAGCGAGACCAGCTGTTAGAAATTGGGTTGATGACAGAAAAGAAGACATAGATCATATTATAGAGCCATTGTTTCACGAGACATCTGATGTTAGGACGTCCACTATTGAAAAGGATTCAAGTGGGAATTTTGTTGCAGTGGATTCAGATGATGACTACAACGAAAGATTCTTAGGAGCCAGACCAGGACTAGATATCGCAGACCCACTAGATGTAGCTTATAGAGGGGCATCAGTAGGGTTAAGAGCTCTACAAAAAATTGGACAACCAATATTGTCAAAAACCACTGCACTTGGATTGAAATTCGCAAGTAATTTCGGAGATTCTATATCAAGCCAAGAGGAAGCAGAATTGTTTTTAGAAGAATACGATCCTGATGATTTGATAGATAAAGAAGGAAGAGATATAACTTATCATACAAATTTTGAAGGACAAGAAGATGTTCCTGACTGGTTTGGAGATGCAAGCAATATTGATGGAAGTGGTGGAAGAAAAGGTAATTATTACTGGGATTCAGAAGGAAATGAGGAGAATCTTCCTGAAGGTGGGTATTATGCGGGAGCGAATATCCAGCCCTACTCTACTGGAGACGAAGGAGTTGAACCTATAGTTGCTGCTGAAGAAATAATGCATGGGAAAAGAATTGAAGAAGGGGTTAACATTACTCCAGGATATCAGGGTGACTTTCCAGATTATGCTTCAACTCTCGTAGAAGAATCATTAACAAAGATATCTGCAAACGCTGAAGTTTTCAAGAATGAGGGAATTGTAGAGGGCCTTGCTTCTATGCCTGCAACTTTAAGCTCAATAGGACATTACTCACTAGGATATGATGAGAATATCGGCAGCCCTGTATCTCAAGTAGATGTAGGAAGTAAAAGAAATTACAAGGGTGGAGAAGAGTTTTATAATGTAATTACTGAAAAATATGGATCACTAGAGAAATTTGAAGAAGCTTTTTATGCAAGTGACTCTGAAAACTTGCAATCATTTATAAGAGATGAGTATGGAGTGAAATCTATAGCTGAAGTATTGCCTCAAATAGGTGTGTACGAAAAAGGATATTATAAAGATGGCGATGAATTTAGCATGCAGATAAAAGGTGGACCGAAAGATGCGATGTCAAGAACTTTAGAGGGGTATAATGAATTTATATTAGGTGAAGACCCTCTATCCGAGATGTGGGAGGATGCTGAATATTTTCAAGAAAGAGAGAGTAGCCGTGGAAACCCATTGGCCACTATTAGAGATTGGTCTAAAAGATATGATTTATTGGGCCAGCAGGCAGATAAATACTCTAGAAGAGAAAAAGACTTTACTAGAAAAGTTGCAAGATCTAATAAAATTAGTTACGATGAAGCTTGGGAGAAATATACTGTAGATGAATTTCCGGCATATGACACCCAAAATAAACCTACAAACTTAAGTTCCCCAGGAAAGCCTACATACGAAGCCGGGGCAACGTGGGAAAGGAATTTATAATGCCTAGATTTGGAAAAAGGAGTAAGGAAAGGTTAAGTACTTGTGAGAAAGATTTACAATTGCTTTTTAACGAAGTTATTAAATACGTGGATTGCTCAGTTCTTTGTGGTCACAGAGGACAAGAAGAGCAAGATAAAGCGTTTGATGAGGGACGGAGTAAAGTTAGATACCCCAAAGGGAGACATAATGCTTCTCCTAGCAGAGCTGTCGATGTTACCCCCTATCCAGTTGATTGGCATGACCGTGAGAGACAAACCTTATTTGCTGGCTTTGTTCTTGGAATTGCTAACCAAATGGGTATAAATTTGCGATGGGGTGGAGATTGGGATCAAGACTTTGAAGTAAAAGACAATAGGTTTGATGATTTCCCTCATTTTGAATTGAAAGGTTAATATGAGTAAAAGTGCAAATAAGAAAGCTGATAGAATAGTAAGGTTGTTTGATAGAGCAAATATTGCTGCTAGACAAGATTGGGAATATATAAATCAAAAAGGATTTGATTTCTCTAATGATAATCAGCTGACAGAAGAAGAGAAGCAAGCTTTAGAAAATCAGGGGATGCCTACATTCACTATAAACAGGATAATGCCTGTTGTAGAGATGTTGAATTTTTATGCTACTGCTAATCAACCTAGGTGGAATGCTATAGGTGTTGGAGGCAGCGATAGTGATGTAGCTGCTGTATTTTCAGATATGGCTGACTATATATGGTACAACTCTGACGGACAAACTTTATTTGCAAACGCAGTAAACGATTCAGTGACTAAGTCAATTGGATATCTAATGGTTACAGTAGACAAAGATGCTGATCAAGGAATGGGAGAAGTCAAGATAGAGCAACCAGATCCTTTCGATGTATATGTAGATCCAAAGGCAAGAGATATTTTGTTTAGAGATGCTGCGTATGTTATGTTGAGAAAATTAATACCAAAGAATCATTTAATGAAGTTATACCCCACTCATTCAGCTAAGATTAAAAAAGCTGCGAATAGATATGGGAATGAATTTAAATATACTGAGAAGGAAATAGAAGGACTTAGGAAAGACTTTCACTATAAAGATATCGGAGAGGATGGGTCTATAGATCCTGAAACTGCAGAGAATGATCCATTAATAGAGTTTTTTGAATGTTATGAAAGAGAAAAGACTCCTCTAATGAATGTATTCTACAGAATACCCCCTGATCCAGCTCAGATAAAAGAAATGCAACAACAAGTTCAGGTTAAAATGATGGAAATGACGGCTGAGCTCGAGGTACAAGCAAAAGAAAAAGAGCAACAATTAAATCAAGCGGTTGAAGCTGGACAAATGATTCCAGAGAGAATGGTTCTTGAGATGGAGAAGTTTCAAAAAGAAGCGGAGGCTCAGATGCAACAAGCTCAGCAGCAATTAATGAGTGAACTTCAAGCTGAAGCAACAAAGACGAATAATATCATCATGAGCAAGAAGCAGTTTGAAACTCTATCTGAGGGAGAAGGCGGCGCAGAGATTATGAAGAACATAATAGATGTAATCGCTTTTTATAAAACTAGAATAAAAGTAACATGCGTAGCTGGAGATAAGTTGTTATATGAATACTATCTCCCAGAAAAAGTAGATCAATATCCGATTATTCCTTTCCATTACAAATGGACAGGCACTCCATTACCAATATCTGCTGTTTCTCCACTAATAGGTAAGCAGATGGAGATAAACAAATCTCATCAAATTATGGTACACAATGCATCATTAGGTAGTTCATTGAGATGGCTACATGAAGAAGGTTCTTTAGATATTGACTATTGGGAACAATATGCATCTTCCCCTGGAGCTTTGCTACCGGTGAGACCTGGGGCTCAGCCGCCAACTCCAGTACAACCAGCTCCTCTATCTAACGCTTTCTTTTCTATATGTCAAGAAGGTAAAGCAGATATGGAGCACCTTGCTGGAATATATAGTTCTATGCAGGGAGACACTAAAGCTCAGCATGAAACATTTAGAGGAATGTTAGCAATAGATGAATATGGAACTAGAAGAGTAAAGCAATGGTTAAAGAATGCTCTTGAACCAGCGTTAAAGGAACTGGGAATTATTGTTATGAAGATGTCCCAATCTGTTTATTCAGCTCAAAAGAAATTTCAAATTGTTCAGCCTAGTGCGATACAAGAAGGAAAAACTCAGGAAATTAATATTCCAATATATAATGATATGGGTGAGGCTATATCTAAATCTATGGATTATACTAAGGCTAAGTTTGATGTTAGAATAATTAGTGGATCTACCTTGCCAGTTAATAGATGGGCATATTTAGATGAGATGAAAGAACTTATGAAACTTGGAGTAGTTGATGATGTGGCAGTTCTAGCAGAGACAGATTTGAAGAATAAGATGAATATTATTAAGAGAAAGAGTATCTATTCTCAAATGCAAGGTCAATTACAAAGTATGGAAAGTGCTTTAAAAGATAAGGAAGGAACTATTGAGACTCTAGAGAGACAATTAGTTCAAGCTGGAATCAAAGGCAAGGTTATGCAAGCTGAAGTTGAGATTAATAAACAGAAAGAACAGATTAAGACTGATGCGAAGAAAGAATACCTTGAGACTGAAGCTAAGCAAAAACATGCTAGAAAAGTTATGGATACTGAGGTTGACAAAGCTAAGGGTAAAATATCCACCGCAGTTGACAAGGAAAAGGTTAAATTAGAGCTAGGAAGGCAAACTTTATTAAATAACTTGCAAAATAATAGTAAAGATTCTTAACTTAGCGCGATAGTTTTTTAAATATTAAAATGGAGAAGCCATGGCAGAAAGACAATTAAGTACTGCAGGTAACCCAGTTAACGACCTTATGGCAGAAGGTGAAGCTCACGATATGGAAGAGCAGAACAATTCTGATCCAGTAGATGAGGTGTTAGCTGGCCCAGAAAAGCAGGGATTTGATTTTGAAGCTTTGGATAGAGCAGTAGACCCTTCGGTTTACAACTCTTATGACGAGGCAACCCAGTTGAATGACGGCCCTGAAGAAGTTCAGACAACCCGTGAGACTGGCCCAGGAAGTCAAACAGAAAATGAAAACGTATGGGAGCAGGAGGACAATCCTTACAAGAAAAGGTATAGCGACTCTTCTAGAGAAATACAGAAGATAAGAGATGAGCAGAAAGATTTAAAGCCATTTGTACCCGTCCTTGAAGCAATGAAGCGAGATAGTGGTCTCGTTGAGCACGTTAGAGATTATTTGCAAAGTGGTGGTAAGCCAACAGCTAGTATATCAGAAAGGTTAGAATTGCCAGAAGACTTTATATATGACCAGCAAGAAGCGATAGAGAATCCTAATAGTGATTCTGCTAAAGTTTTTAATGCTCATGTAGAAAAGGCTGTTACTGGAAGGGTTAATACAATCCTATCTAATGAGAAGAAGAATGCTATGCAGGCTAAACGCCAAATGGAAGCTAAATCTGAAGCAGAAGAATTTCGCAAGAATCATAAAGTCACAGATGGGGAATATGAGGAAATGGTCGATTGGGCTAAGAGTCATAAACTTTCAATAGAGGACATTTATTATCTTAAGAATAAAGGTGCTGCAGTTACAAATGCGTCCAACAATGCTAAGAGTGATATGTTAGAACAAATGAAAAACGTTCGACAGTTCCCTACTTCAGCAGCTAGTGTAAATAGTACAACGGTGGAAACAAATCCAGACGATGCTCTCTTTGAGTCACTACTCGACTTAGACGATACAGATAATCTATTCGGGTAAAAACTAAAAGCTACCCGGATATACAAAACAAGGAGTAGCTTAAAATGGCTAATTTTGGACCTAATGGGGATACCCCCAGTAAGTTAACGCATGCTTCAGGCTGGACGGAGAAAGGAGCTGGTTTATCTGGCTCGGGTCTCTCGACCGGTGATCTGAGGCGTAAATATAATTTTGGTAGCCGACTATCAGAATTATCTATAGCACAGGACCCTTTTTTTCGGTTCGTAAGTAAAGTCGGAAAATCTGCAACAGATGATCCAGAATTCAAATTCACTGAAAAGAGATCTTTTTGGGAAAAGAGACATGGATATGTTGTTGGATTTAGTAGTGATGGCGCAGCAACTAAAGTTGTAAATGATGCAACATTAAAAGATACTAGTAACGCAGCTATAGTAGATCCAGGAGGAGCTGGAGGCCAGATTATTAAAGTATATATGGCTTCTGATTTCTATACTGCAGGTAATATAGCAAATGTTATTGGTAAGTCAAGTCAGATTGGCGTTGGAGCAGTAGGTACAAGACCTACACACTTCTTGCCTAATCAAGTTGTAAGAATCCCAACCACAGATGCTTCTAATCCTTTGATCGCTAAAGACTATATCTTAGCTCAAGTTTTAGATATCAATAATAACGCTGCTGATACCACTGTTAATTTAAGTGGTGGTTCTGGTGATACTTTAGGTATTGCAGCTGCAGAAATCACAGCTCTAACATGTCAGATAGTTAGATATCCAGATGATGCTACATGTGTAGAACTAGCTAACTTTAGTAGCGATCACGCTGTTGTAAATATGTCTAGTGTTGGAGAAAGTGCTGCTGATAAGAATGATGGTGGAATGGATAGAATTGATGCTATGAGAACTCATGTATCAGGTACTTCATATGTTGAAGGTTCAAGCTTACTTGGTAAGACTTGGTCTGATCAGCCTTACAGTACAGGTTCTGGGTTAGTTCAAACATTCAGAGATGAGTGGGGAATGACTAACAAAGCCAGAGCAACTGTTCTTAAGTATGACAAAGACGAGTTTGCTAGAGTATGGCGTGAGCATTTAATTGCACACAAGTGGGACTTAGAGCAAGCAGGTTTATTCTCTTCACAGGGAAAGAAAACTATGCTGGCTACGAATCTTCCTAATTCTACTGTAGATGAAGAGCATTGGTATACTCAGGGTGCTGTAGATTTCATTGCTAATTATGGTAATGTTTTCTCATTAGACACTGCCACTAAGACTTCAGATGATTTCTTAGATGATATGTCTAAGTACATGGATCCTAGATACTCAGGTTCTAAGGCTACTGTATTCTTCTGTGATACACCTACATATAACTGGCTACATAAGCTAGGCGGATACTTCAAGAACAATATTGAAATATCTACTAACTTTAGAGCAGATATGGCAATCACAGGTAAGAAGAAAGTCTTTGGAGTAGATATTACTACTATATCAACACCTTATGGTGATATGAATGTAGCTAGAAATATCCACCTAGACGGAACTAATGTTAAGATACTTGGAATCAATATGAAGCACGTTAAGTATCGTCCATTGGTTGGAAACGGATTAAACCGAGACACTTCTATCTACGTTGGAGTACAAACTCTTGAAAACTCTGGTGTTGACAAGAGAGTAGATATGCTCTTAACGGAGGCTGGATATGAGTGGTCTATGCCTGAAACTCACGTAATGTGGAAATAAGGGGGTAGATAATGGCTGATAAGTATTGGGTAGCCAATAATCCTAATAGTGAAATAAATGACGCTAAAGCACAGAAGCTTGCAGAGTTATCTGCGACTTCTGTAACTCTGGCTGAGTTAAATGCTCTTGATGCAGACTCGACTCAATGCACTATAACACCATCTTCTGCTTCTGTAGCGGATGGTGCGACAGTGGAATTTTCAGTCCAGTTTAATGATGCGGCAGGTGTAGCTGTATCTCATCCAGTGTCTTTTAACTACTATGTGTCATCAGCTGCAGACGGTCTTGCATTAGATACTGCGGTTACTACTATAGCAGATGGTGGTGCTGGGACGATAGTCCCTATCACTGCCAATCAATCTGGAATAGGCGTATCAGATGCAACTGGAACATGTGAGATTGATATCACAGAAGCTGGTGCAGATGTAGTGTATCTAGTGGTAACACTTCCTGATGGACGTATAGTTGTAAGTGCTGGCGTTACATGGGCAGCGTAAAATAAGGATTAGCCCTCTGGGAAACTGGGGGGCTATCTTACTATGCCGACATCAAATAAAGCAAATAAACCAAGGTTAAGAAGAGCTATTGCTCAGTCTATACCTTCCCCAAGGCGATCATATAGTCTTATACCTGATGGTGATGGGGAAATTATAGATCTTTCTTTTATAAGAGATAATAATAAAGTTTATCAAGTAAGCGGCAAAAATGTGATATTTAACCTTCCTCATCCTTGGGATTACGATGCAGTACAAGCTCAAGGAATAACTCCATTAGCATCATTCCCTACTACTGGAGATGGATATGAGGCCCACGATAGTTATGCATTTAGCGGGAAAGAGTATACAAGTAAAAGTGGGGAAAGACAATATGGTGTGCATGGAGGCAGACAAAGACTAGGTTATGATGGATGGAAATTTACAATAGTGAATGACTATATCACTGGAGGAATGACTGGAGTAGGAATGTGTATGCAAAATAAATAATGTGCATGTAGGAATGGAGGATATTTAATAGGTGGAACTGTAGATCATGATACAGGATATCAAAAAGGTTCTACTATATCTGATCAAGAGGTTTGTTTAAAATATGGAGGCACTTTAACAGCAGGTTTTACAACCTACGCAGATAAACTTGTTTTTGAATATTGTGAAAGTAGAGAAGTAGCTAATTACTGGAGATGGAGTGCTGAAGTTTGGAATGGAAGATCAATATCGATAATAGGTAGTCGACAGGTACTACCATAAAATTGCCTGCCTGCTTTGGATTCTTCTCCCCGGGCGGGTGGGCTGAAAATTAGGAATAAGAATGGCATTTTTGCAAAGAATACAAGCTTTATATGGAAAGACTCTAGGAGAGGCTGGAGTTACTCCTTTAAGTACAGATGCTAATCAATTTATGATTGATGGTCAATGGGATATTATTAATAAGACTAGAAAAAGTTCTCCTGAGCTTGTATCTCTATTCACTACTACTGTCGTAGAAACAGCTGCAGATGCTGATTTTGCTGGTACAGATACGGGTGGTATCGGTCACATAGTTGAGGCAGTTTTAGAGCCAGACATTACTGCCAACCCCAAGCAAATGGTACAAATGAGAGAAATAACATATGGACAGTCATTAGCATTTACTACAAACGCTAGCCTACATTCTCCAGGACTATTTAGTCCAGTTTTTTATATAAAAGCAGGCAAAGCATTTACTTTACCTAGACCAGCAGCTGGAAAGACAGCAAAGGCTACGTTTTCAAGGATAGCTGTAGATACAACTATAAATGTTGTTAATGACACAGATTTAGATTTCCCAGATGATTATATTAATTTAGTTGTTCTATATGCTTCGGCAAAGTGTGTGTCCTATAGTATGGGTAGAATTGAAGTTAACACTATTGAAGCTCCACTTAAACCTGTTATGGAAGGATTTGATTCTGTTTCTGAGAGTTTGCCTACTATAGAGTATATATCTCCATTTGTGATGCCTAATTTAGATCTAGAGTCAGATATTGACCTAAGTTCTTTAACGATTCCATCAATGGGAGCGACTAGTCCACCAGAAGCTCCTGACTTCGCTAGCATAGGTCAGATAACAGTAAGTAGTATTAATTACCCAGAATATGAGAGCCCAGTAACAGCTCCTTTATACTCAGACGCAGAAAGCTTGTTAGAAGATGAAGATATTGAATTAGTAGATGCTAGAATGAAGATTATATCAGGACAATTAAATGAATACAAGCTTGATTTAGACAAGGCTAAGTCTAAGTTCGCAGTAGGAACATCTAAGTATCAAGCTGAACTGAAAAAAGCTGTAATAGACGGTCAAGCAGAATTAGCAAGAGAAACTAAAGAATATGAAGATAGATTGAAATTATATCAAATAAATGTACAACAAACAGCTTCTGAATATGAGAAAAGCTTACAGGGATATGTCCAAGAGGCTGGAATTATGTTAAAAGAATATTCTGCTAAATCTGGAGTCGATTTAAAGAAATATGAATCAGAGTTACAAGCTGAAGCTGTTAGGGCTAAAAGTGAAGTAACTAGAGTTCAAAGTAAATTTGCTAGGGATATGAAGAAGTATGAAGGAGATTTGCAGACTATTCAACTTAGAAATAAAGATAAACTCCAGAAATTTATGATGGAAATGCAATTATACTCTCAAGAGTACAATGCGATAATTAAAGAAAACCAAGCATCTAATCAAGCTAAGCAGCTGGAATATACTTGGTTCGCTAATAGATTTCAGCAATTAATGGGTGAATATTATTCATTCTTTAAAATGCCATCTAGAGCGACTCAAATTCAACAACAAAGAAAAAGAGGACAATAATGGCAGATAAATTTAAACCTAGATTCTCAGTATCAGTTACGCCTGTAGTGGAATTAGGGGAGACAGATAATAAATATGCAGCTCACTCAGTTTTACATGAAGAAATACGGTCATCTGTAGGTGGAAGTGGAACTATTGACACTATTGAAGATGATGATTTAGATGTGGTAGGTTACGAGGGAGGGACTCCTTCCTATGTCACTTCTAATGCATCTACTGCAGCTATAGACGCTAATACTGAGTTAGTATATATAAAACATACAGGACATCTATTTTCAAGCGCTTCAGTATTGGGAGTAAAGTGCGCTGACGCTGATACGGTAGATATTAAAGTTGCAGGACCTATTACTATAGCCAATTTAAAAGCAGGTGAAGCGATGGTATTACCTAGGCCAGTAATAGCTGGAAATATTACTTTAGGAAGCGGAAGTGGTCATGTAGCTGTTCAAGTAGTAACTATGGGAAGTTAGGAGATTATATGAAATTATCAGAATTTCAAGATAGGATTGATCCTAATAGAAAAATAGCTATGCAACTATTGGTAGCTTATATTAAGGATGGATTAAGAGAGATACAGCTTACTACAGATGAAAATGTAGAGAGAGCTACCTGTAATTTAGAAGCAGGTAGAAGAGAATATGATATTCCGACTACTTGTATAAGAATGAGATCTGTCAGAGTATTAGATACAGATGGTGTGAAATATTACCCTATCCCTAGATTAATAGGCGATGCAGCAGATGAGGTTACATAATGGCTGGAATAATAAACGATAATAGGCTATATCCTGGCGATAAATATGTATGGTTTAAAAGAGGTAGGGATTTCATTATACTTGAAAAACCAACTCACGAGAATGCACTATCTACGGCAGACGATCCAACTACAACAATAGCGGATGGAATGCAGATTGAATTTACGGCAGTACCTGCATTTACAGTAACGGTTGATGCGGATCCGTCAGCTATCGATATACCGTCGGATGAGATTCTCGCTTACGCTTTACTTGATTATGTAAAATCTAGGGTTGCAGAAGATAGTGGGGATTTAAAGTTGAGAGAATATTATGAGAAGAAATTTAGACAGAAGGTTAGGGAAGCTGATGACAATAAAATAGGCGGTCTAAGACAAATTAGACCTATATTAGGGAGTATAAGATAATGGCGACTAATTGGACTAAAGCGGGGAGATCAGGAGTAAATTGGCAGCAATCAGGAGACGCTGGTACTACTAATTGGAACGGTATAACTGGAGATTTCTCAAATGTATGGAATGAAGACTCTTCAACAATACCTACTAATTGGAATGCTGTAACTGGCACTGATGTAGATTGGGGGAATGTGGGAGAGCCTATCGGGGATTTGCCTGATCAATTCCCATTTATGGCTGACGATTTATCTTTCTATTTTGGAAGTAGCTTGGATTTTGGAATGGAATATGATACCACTACGGAAGAGTTTCAAATCACTACTTCTGGCGGTGAAAAAGCATTTGGAATAACTAAAACAAAGGTTGTAAGTTTAGCCAGTATATCTGAAGCTCCAAGTACTTCAGATACTGGAAATTTAGCTTATGTTAATGGAAAACTTATGGTAAAAGAAGAGGAAGTATAATGGCACATTCAAACTATAGTTTAAGCTTAGAAGAGGAGATCTCATCACAGTCTGGCATGTCAGTAAATAATCTCATGCAAGTAAAGACTGCTTCAGGGAAACAATATATTCAAAGAGTACACGATGGGATGGCTGCTCTAGTTTCAGATGTCTCTGGAAGAAGTTCAGCAGGATCAACATTGATAACTAATATGAAATCTGCTGTTAGTAGCGGAGATACAGCTGATGGTCAAAATGGATTAGATAACCTGCCTGGAGGGCTGAAAGATATCATCAAAGCTGGTAAGATGCAGGGAGCTGTAAAACATCCTGGAGTCAATAAGGGGTA